AAATAACTTATTCAACCGGCGAGACAGCCAGTCTGTCTTTCGGGTCTGCCGGTTCAATTGCGCTACCTGCAGCAACTAAGCCGTGGGGCACCCGTTATATCACCAAAATTGAATATATTGGTGGGACACCGGTTTACGACGAATCAAAACTGCCTGCAAAATCCATCTGGTGGCAGGGTAACGAATATTCAGCGTGGCCGGTTCAGATTGAAGGCATTGAGGCTTCAACAAGCGGCAGCGGCGCGCAGCCGAAACTGACCGTGGCGAATCTTGACGGGTCGATTACTGCGTTGTGTCTTGCTTACGATGACATGCTTCAGGCTGTGGTGACGATTCACGATACGCTGGCGCAATACCTCGACGCCCGAAACTTTGCTGGCGGGAATGCCACGGCGGACGCCACGCAGGAGAAGTTGCAGGTTTTCTACATCGACAGCAAGAGCATGGAAACCAACATCTCTGTTGAGTTCACGCTGAGCAGCCCGATGGATTTGCAGGGGCTGATGATCCCAACGCGGCAGCTTCATTCTCTCTGCACCTGGTGCATTCGCGGCAAATACAGATCAGGGGATGGCTGCGATTACGCTGGTACCAACTATTTCGATAAGCACGGTAATCCGGTTAGCGATCCCGCTCTCGACGTGTGCAACGGTACGCTGAACACGGGGTGCAAGCTTCGCTTCGGCGCAAACAACGAATTACCGTTCGGCGGCTTCCCGGGCACCTCTCTGATTAAGAGCTGATTATGCGTGATAAAACCCTGCAGGCTATTTTTGAACATGCCCGGCAGAGCTACCCGCACGAATGCTGTGGCGTGGTAGCGCAGAAAAGCCGGGTTGAACGTTATTTTCCCTGTGCCAATCTGGCAGCCAATCCCACCGAAGATTTTCACCTCGATCCCGTGGGTTATGCTGACGCCGAAGACTGGGGAACGGTTATTGCCATCGTTCACAGTCACCCTGATGCAACCACGCAGCCCAGCGAACTGGATAAGGCACAGTGCGACGCAACAGAATTACCCTGGCACATTGTTAGCTGGCCGGAAGGAGATTTTCGTACCATTCAGCCGCGCGGCGAACTGCCCTTGCTCGAGCGCCCGTTTGTACTCGGGCATTCGGATTGCTGGGGATTGGTCATGAGCTATTACCGGCAAACGTACGGCATTGAACTGACCGATTACCGCGTGGATTATCCGTGGTGGGAGAATGACTATCCGGATAACTTTTATCAGGACTGCTGGTTTGAATGTGGGTTTCGCGAATTCAGCGGGCCACCAGCGCCGGGCGATATGGTGATCATGCAGGTTCAGTCTAATAAGTGGAATCACGCCGGGATCCTGCTGGAAGGCAACATGCTACTGCACCACATGTACGGCATGCTCAGTAACCGAGTTCCTTACGGCGGATATTGGCAGGAACGGACCATGAAGATTGTCAGGCACAAAGACCTAATGAAGCAGGGGTAGGAATGCAAGAATTAATGACTCGAATTGAACTCGGAGGTTCGCTCGGTAAAATTTTTGGTAAATCTCATTACCGGCTTATTCGCACTGTTTCAGAGGCCGGGAGAGCGCTTAGTTGCACCATCCCTGGATTTGAAAGATATATGAATAACAGCAAAAAAAGAGGCATTACTTATGCTGTTTTCAAAGGAAAGAAAAACATTGGTGAGGATGATTTAGGTTATCCGGTAACAGGTGATGTAATTCGTATTACACCTGTAATTATCGGCAGTAAACGAGCTGGGCTACTACAAACAATACTCGGTGCGATACTGGTCGTTGTTGGAACATTAACATCTGCATATGGTGGTGGTGTGCTTATCGCTCCTGGTGTGGCTCTAATGGCTGGCGGCGTCATTCAAATGCTATCCCCGCAGACCGCCGGTCTCTCCAGTAAGCAGGATGCAGACAACCAGGCTTCCTATGCCTTCGGCAGCGTTACAAATACGGCCGCTCAGGGCTATCCTGTTCCGCTTCTTTACGGAAAGCGCCGGATCGGCGGCGCTATTATTTCAGCCGGTATTTATGTAGAAGACCAGCAATAACCTCATCCCCCAATTCTTACTTCTAAGGTCGCTTCAGCGGCCTTTTTTTATGGGCGCAATATGGCAACCGCAACCAAAATAAAAGGCCGCAAAGGTGGCAGCTCTTCATCCCGCACGCCCGTAGAACAGCCAGATGATCTTCAATCCATCGCGAAGGCAAAACTGCTTATCGCTTTGGGCGAGGGGGAATTTGGCGGCGGCCTGACCGGGCAATCAATTTATCTGGATGGAACGCCGCTGCTTAACAGTGACGGTTCAAGCAATTTCAGCGGGGTGGCGTGGGAGTTCCGCGCCGGGACGCAGGCGCAATCCTATATTCAGGGATTGCCGGGTACTGAGAACGAAATTAGCGTCGGCACTGAGGTGAAAAGCACAGTTGCCTGGACGCACACTTTTACTAATACCCAACTCTCAGCTATTCGCCTGCGGCTGAAATGGCCATCTTTATTTAAGCAAGAAGATGACGGTGATCTGGTTGGGTATTCGATCAATTACACCATCGAATTGCAAACCGACGGCGGAGCATTTCAGACGGTAATCAACACAGCAGTTACTGGCAAAACCACGTCAGGATACGAGCGCAGCCATCGCGTTGACCTTCCACCGGCTGGCACCACCTGGACAATTCGTCTGCGCAAGATTACTGCAGATGCGAACAGCGCAAAGATTGGCGATGCAATGACTATCCAGAGCTACACGGAAGTCATCGATGCAAAACTCAGGTATCCGAACACCGCACTGCTGTATATCGAATTCGATTCCAGTCAATTCAATGGCTCCATCCCGCAAATTTCATGCGAGCCACAGGGTCGCGTTATTCGTGTGCCTGATACTTATGATCCGGTAACACGAACTTATAGCGGTACATGGACCGGTGCTTTCAAGTGGGCATGGTCAGATAACCCCGCGTGGGTTTTCTATGACCTTGTGGTCACTGAACGCTTTGGGTTGGGTAACCGTCTCACCGCGGCGAACATCGACAAATGGGAACTTTACCAGGTCGCACAATATTGCGATCAGATGGTTCCAGATGGTAAAGGCGGTAACGGCACAGAGCCGCGTTATATCTGCAATGTCTACGTACAAAGTCGAAACGATGCCTATACGGTTTTGAGAGACTTTGCGGCGATCTTCCGAGGCATGACGTACTGGGGCGGGGATCAGATTGTTGCCCTGGCTGACATGCCGCGTGATATCGATTACAGCTATACCCGCGCGAACGTCATCGATGGCCAGTTCAGTTACTCGAGCAGCACGACCAAGACCCGTTACACAACGGCCCTTGTGTCATGGTCTGATCCGGACAATGCCTATGCTGATGCAATGGAACCCGTCTTTGAACAGGATCTGGTTACGCGCTACGGGTTCAACCAACTTGAACTGACGGCTATTGGCTGTACCCGTCAGTCAGAGGCAAACAGGAAGGGGCGCTGGGGTATCCTGACCAATAACAAAGATCGGGTGATAACTTTCGCTGTCGGACTGGATGGCATGATCCCACAACCGGGTTACATCATTGCGGTTGCCGATGAAATGCTGTCTGGAAAAGTGACCGGTGGCCGCATAAGTTCGGTGAACGGTCGCGCGATTACCTTGGACCGTGTTCCTGATGCTGCCGCCGGTGGCCGGCTGATTTTAAACCTTCCATCAGGTGCAGCTCAGTCACGCACAATTCAGTCGGTGTCGGGGAAGGTTGTCACCGTCACCACGGCTTACAGCGAAACACCAGAGTCCGAAAGCATCTGGGTGGTTGAGTCAGACGAGCTGTATGCGCAGCAATACCGCGTGCTCAGCGTGGCTGACAACAACGACAATACGTTCACCATTTCCGCGGCGTATCACGACCCGGATAAATATGCGCGCATCGATACCGGCGCCATTATCGACGAACGCCCGATCAGTGTTATCCCGCCAGGTAACCAGTCTGCCCCGGACAATATTCAGATCGGTTCTTATTCTGTGGTCAATCAGGGGATCAGCGTTCAGACCATGCGGGCTACGTGGGACGCAACGACGAACGCTATCGCATACGAGGCACAGTGGCGCCGTAACGATGGGAACTGGGTAAACGTTCCGCGCAGCTCTACCACGTCGTTTGAAGTGCCTGGCATTTATGCTGGCCGCTATCTTGTGCGTGTGCGTGCCATTAATGCAGCGGAGATATCAAGCGGGTGGGGTTATTCGGTTGAGGTTACGCTTACTGGTAAAGAGGGTAATCCTCCGAAGCCGGTAGGTTTCACGGCCACCGGTATTAACTGGGGGATCCAACTTAACTGGGGTTTCCCGGAAAACACTTCAGACACCCTAAAAACAGAGATTCAGTACACGCCGAATTCTGATCAATCTAATCCGCTGTTGCTGTCCGACGTTCCCTATCCGCAGGCAATTTATACGCAGTTGGGGTTGAGGGCCGGTCAGGTATTCTGGTACCGCGCCCAACTGGTGGATAAGACCGGAAATGAGTCGGGATATACCGACTGGATCCGGGGGATGGTGAACGACAATGCGGACGACTATCTGGGAGATATCGCTGATGACTTCCTGAGTGCCACTGACGGTGACCGGCTGACGGGTGATATTGAAACCAACATTGATGCCATCCTGCAGAATGCCTTAAACCTCAACTCGACCATTGATCACCAGTTCGCTCAGAACGGTGAGGTTAGGGCTGATATTCTGACTGTTAAAACCACCATCGCCGATGTCGATCAGGGACTGGCGGATTTAAGCACTCAGGTGCAGGCGCAAATCGGTGATGTGACCGCAGCGCTCGAGGACAAACTGACAGCCGTTGTTGATGCCAGTGGCGCTTCAGCAATTTACACCCTGAAAACCGGTGTGCGGATCGGTGGTGTGATGTACAACGCCGGGATGTCTATCGCTGTGTTGGCGCAGGCAGGTCAGCCAGTTGTGACGCGCGTTGGTTTTAACGCCAATCAGTTCGTGCTGATGTCAGGTTCTGGTGACACGCAGTATTCACCCTTTGCCGTAGTGAACGGCCAGGTGTTTATCAGCGATGCTTTTGTGCAGGATGGGACGATTTCGAATGCGAAGATCGGGAACTTTATCCAGTCTAATAATTATTCATCGTCAGGAACCGGCTGGAATCTCGATAAGAACACCGGCTTTACGTTTAAATCGGCGACCGCAGGGCAGGGTAGCATCACGCTGGATGGCCGCGGGTTACGTGTCTATGACAGCGCGGGTAACTGGAAAGTTAAGGTGGGGGATTTAAGCTGATGCCTTTCGGAATAGCAGTGGCTGGCGCCAAAAGTTACGACATGTCGGTCAGCCGTCCATTAACGTGGATCGGCAGTCTTTCGATTGGTGCCAGCATTGGCAACGTAAATAATTCATCGGGCGACTTTTCAGCAAAATGCCCTGCGGGTTCACAGCTGGTGGCCATTCCGGACAACGTGGTGGCGATATTAAAAACATCGATATCTGCGGTTATGCAGTTCAAATCGCTGGCGATAAGCGTGGACAATAATGCCAGAACTGTGACGGCCACGCTGGATTTGACTACCAATCTGCAAAGCCCGAGTTTCGCCAGCAGCGCTGCGGATCGCCCGAAGCTTGTTAATGTGTACTGCGTTTACCCGGGCGAGATAAATCAAGGCGGTTTTGGTTTCGCAGTAGCAGTTGGCGGTTCTTTCCCCTACGTGGTTGATAGCAATTCCGGTTTGTTTCTCACGTACTCATACAGCGGTGCTTTCACGGGAAACCTGACGTTACCTGTCGGTGCAAACTCAACGGTATTTTGTTATTGGGATGATCCAAACGTGGGTCTGATTTATGACGACGTAAGCCGAACGCTTAAGGGGTATGTGAGTGGTAATAACCAGTCGGGGATCAATATAGCCATCAAGATTTGCGTGTTCACCATTAAAACACCGGAAGTTCCTGCATGGGGGATTGCGGTACGGGGGATTGATGGCGGTATCAGCTTTACGAGTGCTGAAACACCGATGATGTATAGGGGGAATGTCAACACCCCTGCGGCAAATGGTTCAGCGACTGCTTTTAGTGCAACGGACCAGGCACAACAACCTATGGTTCCTGTTATGAAAATTGGCGGACAACTGGCATCGACAAACTGGTTTCACCTTGGCATGGCGAGGAGCGGAACATCATTTTTCGGCAGGCCAACCAGCCTTATCAATGGCGGTGACTCTACTAACCCCAATCAGCAGGTGGTTGGGTATGCCAGCAAGCCATTACCGTTCCTGTGGGCCACTGATTATTTCTAACGGAATCCCTCATTTGGAATATTATTTCTACACATCAACCCGCTACGGCGGGTTTTTTTATGCCCGGAGAAAAGCATGTCAGCAGGCACAATTGCGTTAACCAACAACTCAGCGGCAGTGACCGGTACCGGTACAGCTTTTACCACAGATTTAAAAGCGGGTGACTTCATTGTCGTTATTGTCGGCGGTGTGACTTACACGCTTGGCGTTAAAACGATAACCTCGGCAACAGCACTAACTCTGATAACTGCTTATGGTGGCCCGACGGCTACCGGTAACGCATGGACAGCGGTACCGAATGCGACGCTGGTAGGCATTACGGCCCAGATCGCAGCCGATGTTGCAAAAGCCATTCGCGGTTTGAATCTGGACAAGGCCAATTGGCAACAGGTATTCAGTGGAACGGGTACAATTACGGTGACGCTGCCCGACGGGTCTACTTATACCGGCCCTGCATGGAGCAACATCACGACGTCATTGGCAGCGAAAGCGGCTAAAGGTGCTAATGGGGATATTACGTCACTTACCGGCTTAACGACTGCACTGTCGATAGGCCAGGGCGGTACAGGAGCAACGACAGCCGCGGCAGCACGCACGGCTCTGGGGGCCGCTCCATTGGCGTCACCGGCATTCTCCGGTAACGGCTCGATATCAGGTAACTTTACCGTGGGAGCGCAAGTTTCAGCGGGGCCTGCAGGGTTTTACACTCAAGGATTGAATAACCCAGCAGTTCAAGGCTCTTATATCGGTTGGAACGGAACCGGCCTAGTTGGAGGTGCTGATTTCCTGTGTAATCGTGGGAGCGGCGATGGCGGCTTCCGCTTCCGTACTGTCAATAATACCAACACAGCGGTAATCACAGATTTCACCATGCTCAATACGGGTCAAGGTGTCTCGTCTGCGGGGTGGGTGGCAGTATCGGACATTGACGTTAAGATGAACGTTGTCGAAATTGAACCGGAAAAAGCGCTATCAGCACTCACCTCATGGCGGACTTGCTCATGGGATTACTGCGATGTCCCGAGCGAATACGATGAAGCCGGAAAAGTAATTTCGGTGACAAAGGGCGCTAAAGGTTTTGGTTTCATTGCGCAGGACGTCCAGAAAGATTGTCCTGATGCAGTCACATTGACTAAAAATCCGCAGCTTTATATTGACGAGAAAGGGGATCTCTTCGCGAAAGAGGATACGCTATCGCTCAACACCCTTGGGGTATCAGCTGCATATTCAGGTGCCGCTATTAAAGCATTAAAGAAACGCAATGAAGACCAGGCAGAACTTATCGCGGTTTTGTTGAAGCGTTTGGAAGCGGTCGAAACAAATCTCGGGATCAACGGCGAACCTGCCTCATAACTTTCTTTCCTTGTCGATCAGCGGCATAAAACATTCACCCGTTTACTTACTTCACAATCAAAAAACCTTATGATTATACTGTATTAATAAACAGTATTTGAGGGGTGAATATGCCGAGAAGATATGAAATTGACGTAGCATTTAAATGTGCAATCAAGATCAGCGAAAAGGGGAGAAAGACGCTCACTACTGAGGATTTTGTAGTAGAACTGGCTAAAAGAAACTGGCACTGGGGTCTGAGAGAAGCAAACCAATGGATCGAAGCCCGCGTAACAACGTTTCAAGATATATCGACCGAGGAAGGCGAAGCCAGAACGTTCGCACTGTTTAACCCTAATGGGGGGCTCTAATATGGGATTTCCATCGCCAGCTGCTGATTACGTAACGGCTACAGTAACACCAAATGACGCCTGCAAATGGTTCGGCAGGCCTGGATAATACCTGATGCGGGCTGCGGTTGCGAGCTGGCGCGCGGGTATAAGAAAAGATGCGATTCTTGTTATCGACGCCGCGCGGAAGCCACAGGAAGGCAGTATAGTTGTAGCAAGCGTTGCAGGTGAATTCTGCATGAAGCGAATGCGACTTCACCCCACATTATCTTTGCTGTCTCTGGATCAGCCCGACATGGAAGTATTGATAGAGCGGGGCGATTTAGAAGGTGAAGAAACAATAATATTCGGTGTTGTGACTTACATAATCAATGACGCAAAGACCGACGAGTTTGATGATATCTCGTGCATCTGAATAAAATGGGGCATCACTAGACGATGCCCCTCATGGTTGATAATTAGTCCGAAAGTTTAACTATCACATCCTTCCCTACCATTTTTATACTACCTTCCTTAGGCCATTCGTTCATTGTAGACAACTCATCATTCAATGTCGGAATGCTCTGAGGAAACTCAACGGTTCTTACATCGCCGATGCCAAAAACATTAATATAATTAGCTATTCTATTCCCATCTCCTCGCTCGAAAAATGAGACGCCGAAATCATTTGAATCCCACATCCGCCAAGGATTTTTTAACTCCATCTTCCCATAAAACAATACTCGGTTATCGAGACTGTTAAATTTCGGGTATTTCCTATAAATATCTTGGAGAACTCTTTGTGAAAGATTCGTGTTCTGTGATTCCGAATAATAATCAGAATAAAAAAGCTGACTAGAAGCAGCGCAAGCAATAAGTAAAAGAATGCCAGTCACGACTGCTTTTAATGTGTCACTTGATATGTATTTAAAAGATATAATTATTACACCAGCAAATATTAGTGGCATTTGGCTAAGGGTTCTAGCTGGCGTACCGTTTGCAATGAGGATGTTCATAAAGAAAGGGCTAATTAAAACAAGAATTAATAGCAAAAGTGAAAGCACTACTCCATTAATATCTTTCTTGGATATTGCTTTTACAATGATCACCAAGGCAAATAAAATACATACAGGGAAAGTATTTAGCCCGTAATTAGATTGGAATGAAAATCTTTGATAAATAAACGATATAGAATTTTTTATACCCCCTACAATGCCAAGTGGGCCCCACATAACTAAACTTGAAAGGTAGGAAGACTCCCCCAAATTAAAGTGGGTCTTTATCGCCTTAGATAGTAATATGTAGCATAAAACAGCGACAATCAAACAAGCACATACCTTAACAGATTCAATAAACCATTTTTTTATGGTGATTGAATTGTCTAGGTAATCTTTGAAAAGCTTTAATGTAACTAAGCAAGCTCCAAAAAATATATAAGATTGATAAAGAGACATTGTGGCAATGTATAAAATTACACATATTGCCAAATTTCGATAACCGCCTTTAATCGAAAGATATCCAGCTCCAGCTGAAGCAAGAAGAGCTAAGCCAGTTGATTCATCCTGATTAGTGTATTGCAATTGATACGCGAGCTGAGGGAGAGAAACAAAAAGAATAGAGAAAAAAATAGATTCTTTTTTCGCTAGATTTAAACATGCACAACAAATGCTTGAGGTAATTGCAACCATTAACAAAGAGAAAAGCATAGAAAAATACGGAGCCCAAGGATCAGGGAATATATAGTATTTTATAAAAGTGTGACCCCACCTACCCAAATCTATAGTATGTGTAAAGGTATCCAGAGTATCTTCATCAATTGACACAGTGAAATGAGTCAACTCGAATCCATATACAACTATTAAAGATAGTAAAGTAGTAATAATGGCGTAGAAATTAGAACTAAACTTTCCATTCATATCAAATAAAAATTTGTTGATCACATAGCCTCCGCTTATGTTGATTTTGTAGCCACACATGGGGCACTGATGGGGCAGAAAACTGCCGTAATCTAACAAGTTCTATGCAAGCATCAAAGAATCAGATTTCGGCAAAGCACTGTTTGTTCTCGATTTATACCCAAACTTACCATGATCTTTTTTTCTACGGTGAACATTTGTAATGTTCACATATCCTTCAGTCAGATTTGGCATCAGCAAAAAATATATAACTGCCGCGATTCTATAAGGCATCCTTATAAAGGACATTCTTCCAGATAAAACAAAAAGCACAAAAAAGCATCTAATGCTTATCGCTATAATGTTGGCAACCAATGCAGCATTTGAAATCCCAGTAAGTATTGCCATTCCATAAGTGATTCTTGATATGGTTTGATAATATCCATTTTGCGGGTAAATTAGCGAGTTCCAAAAACCATTATTATAAATATTCTCCATCCATATTTTTCCATCCTCTGCCCAAGGCTGCGCGTTGAAAATTATGTCTGGTCTACGAGATACGATTACGGAAAAGACAAAAATAAATAATCCCGCCACCGCAATATATTTTTCTAAACGACTAAATCCGTTCATTTTATTCTTTATCCGACTTAGAAAGTATGTATCGTGGGCGTTTTTTTGTTTCAATGTAAATCCTACCTATATATTCACCAAGTACACCAATTCCTATAAGCTGTATACCACCTAGAAAAAGAATAGAAACTAAGATAGATGGATATCCAGCGACTGGATTTCCCCATATAAGTTTATCTATGATCATCCATGCGCCATAGACAAACGATAGAGCTGCGACGAAGAATCCTACGTATGTCCATATTCTAAGTGGTAGCGTGGAGAATGATGTAATCCCCTCAAGTGCAAGATTCCATAATTTCCAGCCGTTGAATTTTGTCGAGCCAGCTACGCGCTCGTCTCTTGTATATTCAACAATCTCAGTTCGGCCACCTACCCATGATAAAACTCCTTTCATGAATAAGTTTCGCTCTGGCAGAGACTTAATATTCTCTACGACAGCACGTGACATTAATCTGAAGTCGCCAACGTTTTCCTCTATTTTAGGATAACTTATCATGTTATGTAGCCTGTAAAACCATTCAGCGCTTTTCCGCTTGAAATGGCTGTCTGATAGTCTATCAGATCGTTTAGCTAGAACAACATCTGCTCCGTCCTGCCACTTTTCAATAAGTCTGGGGATAACGTCGATGGGGTCCTGAAGATCAACATCGATTGGGATTACTGCATCTCCCGTTGATGCTTCAAGGCCAGCGAACAAAGCTGGTTCTTTACCAAAATTTCTTGTAAAGCACAGCGAAGTGACAAGAGGATCAGATATTGTCAATGCAGTAATAATTTTTTTTGTATTATCTACACTTCCATCGTTGACAAAAACAATTTCCACTTCATATTGCGACAACTGCTCGCGGACGGTTCGATAAAAAATATCGATTGTATCCTCTTCGTTGAATACTGGGACTATAAGAGATATTTTCATTATTCCTCCCTAAATATTATAAATGTTGAATACAGAAACCCAACAATTAGACTTATTGCTGAAAATACTATCAGAGTTAATACTGGATTAAGCTCAACCTTATTGCCAAAATAACCGCAGGCCAACGAAATCGATCCCATAAAACCGACATAGAGAAAGTACTTTGTAGCTGTATGGTCAACCTGATAAGTCCACTTGGCGTTAGCAAAAAAACTAAACGTGACAGCGACACAAAACCCAGAGAAGTTACTTACCATTTGGTCATGACCGAATGAAAAGTATACAGCAGCAAATGTTAGCCAGTGGATTGCTGTGTTAAGTCCGCCAATAAATGCATATTTAACAAAAATCTTTAACATGGTTATAGTCAGATTATGAGAGATTGCAGGATCCTAGCATTTGTTGCATAGAACGCAAGGAAGCGTAAAGAATTGTTAGTTGTATTTCGTGCTGGCAAAGATTTTCACCTGCTTGAATAAATAAAAGTAATTTTTATTAACCACCACGCCATCCTTACTAGTACCTTCACAAGCAAGGAAATACATGATTATACTGTATATATAAACAGTTTTTGTAAGGTGATATATGGGCAAGGATTCTAATTTTGACATCGTATACCGTGGTGAGCCGCGCGACCGGATACCATCGGGCAGCTATGTCTTCTTTCAGCGTCGCAAGGAGCATGGAGGGGGTATTGGCTTGGTCAGGTTTACGATGACTGGTTTGGGTTTGTTATCGAGGAGCCGGTATCGCCCAGGCGAGGAATGGAGCATTTGATACTGACGAGGGGCAACCACGAGGGAATCATGGAGTTTGATGACAGTCTGGACAACTTCATGCTGAAGGGGGAGTAAAATGAGCATCAGGGCATATTCGGGGCAAAAAATTACCGCAAACCGATGTTACTACGTGCCAAGCAGCGCTTCAGTTTGCGGTAATACTCTGTTTAAACCGTGATTAAATCTTACTTCACATCACTTTGCTTCCCGACACCTGCATGCCATGAATAAGCCAAGCTGGGCCAGATAACCGATTTTGCCCGCAATCAGAAAACAAAAAGCCCCGGCAATCATTGCCGGGGCTTTTTATTACGAATTTTTACACTAAATCTCAGAGTCGGGTCTGACACC